ACCAGAGACTCTTAACAAGATACTCGGTTCTGCAAATCAGTATGCACAACTAAAGAAGTTACCTGCAGACAAAACAACATGGACAGATGAACAGTTAGATATGTATTTTAATTACATAGAAAAACTTGTTGATATGCCTACTGTTGTTACGCAAGAATCTTTTGATACTATGTCAATAGAGGAAAAGCTTAATGCTGTAGGACTTGAAGTAAATGATAGCACAGAGCCAGGTGTACAAGCAGCTGGTGACATGCTGGGAGGAGTTGTTAAAAAGATGGAACAACAAAATAAATATCGTGACGACCTTAAATGCCCATTCTGTGGACAGATGGTGTACGATAATCGTAATAGTAAACGGTCAGAGAAAAGTCCAGACTTTACCTGCAGCACTAATGACCCCGTAATATGCGGAGGACATAGTGGTAAATGGCGTAAGTCTTGGTGGCTTGATAACTCAGACCTACCTAAGGAGTGGAATTTAGATGGCGAATCGTCAACAGCGTAGAGCTGCTAAATCTAAAAAGAAAGACCAATATCGTGGTCTTAGAAAGAAAAATAAGAAAGGATAACTATGATACCTAATACATTTAGAGGAGTAAGTATACCCTCTTATATTAAAAGCAAAACACAGTTAGTAGCTTGGGCATTAGAAGAGTTTATGAACTCAGACCCTATAACTAACTGGGAGTTTGTAACAGAGTTATACTGCCACAGATTTGGCGGGATACTGTTTAATTTAAGAGCAGAAGGTTATGAAATAACTACACTGCCTACTAAGACTAAGGGACTTGTCAGTTATTACTGTACTAAGTTACCTACTAAAACTACCATTAGCTAATGATAGAAATATTAGTCGGGTGTTTGTTTCCTATTTTACTTACACCCGATAGTTTAACTGAGTATCGTGAGTGCCGAGAAACAAAGTATATGGTGTACAGTGTGGAACAATGGTTACCCACAATACAAAGTTATTTTAAAGATGAAGACGTTGTTCGTGCCTTAAAGGTTATTTACTGTGAAAGCAGTGGAAGGCCTGCAGTTGTGGGACAAAACACTGACGGTACGAATGACGTTGGACTCTGGCAATTCAATGACAATACCTGGACTTGGTTAAAATCTAAGCTTGGTATAATAGGTGATAGAACAAATCCAGAAGTTGCTACAAGATACGCAGCTTGGCTAGTCTACAATGATGGCTGGCATCACTGGAACAGTAGTAAACATTGTTGGAAAGGAACTAATGAATAACGAGCAATTCAGTTATTACACAAACAAAAAAATATTAGACGATAGAAAAAATGGCGTATCAGAAATTTATAACTTCCAATGTGAAGACTGTAAGAAAGCATACATTACAGACATAGGTTGGATGCATAAATGTGACGATTGTCATAAAAATTATTTTGAGGATTCAAATGGCTAAAAAGAAACAATCAATAGATATAAATAAAATAAATATATTTAACAGTCCTAAGTTTATGAAAGTATGGGCGCAACAGTTTAGCAAAGCATGTGGTAGCGATACCTTCAATGTAGCACCTGACACAATAAGTCTTAGGGTATTAATGGACAAGTTTGTTAATGATTACAATTGGCATCTTGCACAGTTAGGAGAAGAAGAATGAAAAATAGTTTTACAGATTACAGTAAAAAAATGCGTGATGCATCTGCAGTTACAACTGATGGTGAGTTAAAAGCTAGGTTTAAACACAGAGAAACAGCTGCAAAGTTAAGAGAGTTAGCTTCTACACTAGATACATTTGGAGGTAAAAGGTTTCTAGGTTTAACTAAAGACGATAAAGAAGTCTGGATTTCTTATACAGTTGACAGAGAAACATTAACTATAGACATTAAAGCAACACATAACTTAAAAAATATTGCTAAAAAAGCACCTAAAAGAGTTACTGTAGCTAACGGTGAGCATGCACCAGATGATTTAATGACAGCTAGAGGCATAGATACAGGTGCAGTAACAGACAGTACGTTACGTTACATGCAGCAATTATTAGACCTACCACAAGCAGTAGGTACAGTCAATGGTAAGTGTAGTACACAGCTATTTATGTATGTATCTAATGCAATATACGAAGGTAAGTGGGGACTTAACGAAAATAAAGTACGTTGGATAGACGTATTAAAGTCTTGGGACTTCCCAACAGGAAAATACTTTACAATTTATGGATAATGCACCAACATACAGACCTTTACCTAAATATTTAACTATACAACCTAGCAAAATAGAAGGTTTAGGTCTGTTTACACTTAAAGCTATACGTGATTTAGAGACAAGTATAGGTGTAACGCATGTGTTTATGGATGATAAAGGACAGGTAATACGTACACCTTTAGGAGGATTCATAAACCATAGCGACAATCCTAACTGTGAAGTAAGACGTATGCATGGTACTTATGTTAATCATTTGTTTCCTTTACGTCCTATTAAAGCTAACGAAGAAATTACACTTAAATATACTATGTATAATATCAATGGATGATATAGCACAAATACGAGAAGAGGCTTTTAAAAGGGCTGGAAACGCGTGTGAGTGGGCAAATTGTGACAGTAATAAATGGTTAGAGTTAGCTCATATAAAAGATATAGGTATGGGTGGCAACAAAGCACGCAAATATAATGTAGATAATACAGCTGTACTATGTAAATGGCATCATGATATATATGATGGACGACAGTCTATGGGTACTAAAGTAGCTTATAGAGAGTTATTACAGGGTTATTTAAATAGATGGTCAGGTGTTACTTAGACTTAGAACGTCTACTATAACCTATACCTGATACACCAAATCTCATAGCATCTTTTTCAGAAAGACTAGCTTTAGTTAACATTGCTTCAGCGTATTTGTATTTACCTTCTTCGGTAGCTTGTTTAGCTTTTTTAAGATACATAACTCTTTTTTTGTTAAACATACTAGATAAAGCAAATGCTTGGTCCATACGTGACTCAGCTTCTTTTTTACCTGTGCCTTTATAATCTGGAACTGAATAAGGTAACTGCATTATGGATTTAATTTAGTACCTTGATTAGCACGGTTTCTATCTTCCCATGTTTTAAGGTCAGGTTTTTTATGTATAGGTTTTGTACGTTTTTGACGATTTGCAAATTTTTTACCATAGTCATAAGCACCTATTAAAGTTAATGCTTTTGCACCAACATAACCTTTAGTTGTTTTACGTGCATAATTTTCTGTTTGATTTAATGACATGCTATCACCACGGATTCCACCTAAACCTGCACCAACTATACGTTTAATATTACCAGCCATATTATTTACTCGCTGGTTTTGCTTTAGGACCGATTTGTTTTTTAGCAAACTCTTTTACAACTACTAACGCAGCAGCTCCACCAGATAAGGCGGCTAATTGTACAGCGTTAGCGTCAACACCTACTAAAGGTGCAACAGTTAATGCTGATATAAAAGCTTCTACAAATGTCCATACTGTTTTACTTAATACATCTTTGTATTCTTGGCTCATCTTATAACTCCATGCTTCTGACCAGGGTGTCCACCGAACATCTTTTTTAAATGTACCATCTTGGTTACGTCTTCTTTTATCTTTAATAAACACTAACTACTATAGTCCTGTTTACCAAAAAAATCTTTAAATATTTTATCTGCTGAACCTTTTGTCATAATAGGTATGTTTAATACATTTGTTTTACCACCTAAGTTCTTCATAGCTTTAGCTACTTTAGCAGCAGCTGCAGCTCTAGCAGCACTAGAAATTTCAAATGAACCAGATGATTTAGGTTTATCTTTTATTTTAGATTTAGGAGGAGTAACTTTAAATGGTGTTCCTATCATTGTATTAGGTTTAACTGATTTTGTAAGATTAGTTAAAGCTTCTGCTTGATTAACTGTTTTAGAAGGGTCACCAGCAAAAGAATCAGTAAGTACATAACCTCTTTTAACAACAGATTCTAATTCTTTCATTTTAGAAGGGTTTTGTTTAGCCCATTCATTCCATAATTTTTGATATTCAGCTTTACTTTGTGCAATATCTCCTTCTCTTAAAATACTACCTACTCCTGGTCTTTGACCTTTACCAGATTTTTTAATATCTGATTGCCATACTTGCTCTATTGTTTTACCAGCATAAGGACCTGTTTTAAAAGTAGCATTTAATGCAGAAAATTGTTTACCTAAATCGCTTCCTTTACTAGAAACTTCAAAAGTTTTTAAACCAGTACCAGTTAATTGTTTATTGCCACGTTTACGAATCTCAGCATCTTGTAAGACTTGTCTTGCTTTACCTTTAGCTTGTATAGCTTTATCTCTTGCAATCTTAGCATCATACTTTGCACGGTCACCAATAGACATTCCAGCTCTAATATCAGCAGCTTTATTAGCTTCATTAGCAGGAACAATTACTCTATCTTTTGTACCAGAACTTCTAATAAACATCTCTCGACTAGAGACTTTTTCAAATTCATCTCCACTAACACTTCTAGTAACACCTTCATCAAAATCAAATTCTAATTTTTCCATTTTAATTTGTTCTTGAATTACTCTTTCTTGATAATCAGCACCTACTTTTTTATGTTCTATTGCAATATCTGCATCTGATTTAAGCATACGTTCTGATAAATATTCTCTAGCAGGTCCTGTACCCATAATAGGTTTACCTGTTGCAGTTGTACCAACTTTCATTTCAGGATAATTTAATTTACCAGTTTCTTTATTTGCTGTAATTTTACCTATAGGTGTAGGTTTAGGTTTTACAGGTTCACTTGGAGGAGCAGGTTCAAGACCCATTGTTACAGATTCCATAACATCAAACTTAACAGAGTACTTAGGTCCTTCAACTATTGGTGCTTGTTTTATTTGAGGAGGTCCTTGAATAGTTTTTTTAGCAATATTTTTTTCTTCTACTGCACTTGAATATGATTGAGGAAGACTTGATTCTTTTTCTTGTAATACTTTTGTAATAGCTTTTTTTTCACTTTCAAGAAACCTTTTAGTATCTATTACTTTACTTTCATAATTTGCAGATTTAGCAACGCTTTGTGCTGAACGTCCTTGTGCTGGAGCTACACGTCCTGCAAGTCGTGCTAACTCTTTATCTGCAGCAGCTATTTGTTTATTAATATCAGCAAGGTTAGCTCTATCAGATTCTGTAGCCATTTTTTGTATTTGGTCTACTTCATAAGCTGTATCAAAATTTTCAAACTTAGGTCCTTGTGAACCTGGAGGTGTACCTGGTATATATTCTTTTTTCTTTGGCATTAATCTATCTTTCTGCCATCAAGTTTAGCAGACATTACTTGAATCTCTCCACTTATCTCTGATAATTTATCCATAACTGTATTTGTAAGTATGACATCATCAGTTGCTTTATTAGATATTTCTTTAACATCTCCATCATAATCTATATAAGTTACTTCTACATCTAAACCAGAATCAATAGCAGATTGTACTCTAGGATAAACAAACTTATATGCATCACGACTAGCACCAATAAACCCATCTTTTTTCACAATGTTGTTTTCTTGTGAATTACCTAACAATAAACAACCAGCTGTGTTTTCATCTGTGTTACCTGAATGCCATAAAATCCACTCAAATCCTGGTACATCTTGTACCCATATCATGCCTTTATGAAAATCTGCACCATACCTAGATAAATAACGGTTATGAAATCCGCCTTCTTTACGTAGTTTAAGCTTGTATGTACCTGCAGGAATACGTGTTTCACCCCAGACTTTTACATCTCTTTGCTCATCTTCTAATGTGTAGCATAGAAATGTACGTTTGTTATGGTTAACCTCAAACAACAGTCCTGATGTAGAGTCTTTACCGCTACTAATCCTAAGAACTTCGTATTTCATTTCCTACTTTTTCCCATACTTTACACCAACCATAGGGTGCTACTTGTTCTTTGAATGTAATGCAATAGTTATTAGAATAATGTTTGCAATTACTACAATACTCACCAACTGTATTACTTCTGTTAACATATGCACCAGGTAACGGCATTATTTCTTTTTCTTTTTAACGATACGTTTAATTTTTCCATTTTTAGTTCTAGCAAAAATATGTGTTTTAGTTTCTCTAATGAAAGTACCACTATAAGTTTTACCTCCCCACTGCCATGTAACTTTTTTAGCCATTACCACTTAACCTTATCTGCCCAATAAGCTGCAGACATCTTACCTTTTTTAATATTAGAGGCATGCCTAGCTTTAAAAGATTTTTTTCTAGCTTTTTCTTTAGCTGATTTAGGGTTTTTACCTGCACCAGACACACCTTGTTGACCAAATCTAATTAGTTTAAGGGTATGTCCTTCTTGTGCTAATACTACATGTGATTTAGTAGGATGATTAGGTGTACGTTTAGGTTTATTAACACCACTTAATCTGTGTTTTTTAAGTAAATTTTTTTTTCTAGTTTCGTGTGCCATTGTATCTCCTAGTTTCTTTACGTACTAAGTATAGTGATATTATATAAATAATAAAATTACTTACTGTATATATTACTTTAACCATTTAATTTAAAAAGTAATTCAGTAAAGTTACTTTCTAACATATCTAGTTCACTATTTATTTCCATAACCATAGCATCACAAGCATTCTGATGTGATTTAATTTCTTCTATTGAGTTGAATACCCAACCAAATGCACTGATTAATATTGTAAAGATTACAGGTGCTATAGTCTTTGTGTCTATCTTTAATGTTGCCATTGTTCTCCTACATTATGGCAGCAACAACAACACCACCTACTGCTACCAGTAATCCTAATACTTTATAAAATTCTTGTTTGTCTAATTTAGAATCTAACTTATCTTCTATTTTATCTAGTCGTTCAATAACCATATTGAGAAGTTCCTTTTGGGTATAGCCATTGTTGTTTGACATTTATGGTAAATCCTCATGCGACATCCAGTCCCATTCTTTATCATAGGAATTATCATAGTCCCATTTGCTTAATCTTTTAAGATAAGAACTAATTTCTTTTAAAAAATACCCTAATAAAAATCCAATTATAAAATCCATAAGGACGATTATAACAGATTATTTACGCAGGTTTTGGATTGTCTGATTTAACTGTAGCTATGTGGTCTTTCCATGTAGTTGTACCATTGACCAAATCTTTATACTGCATATCAAGTTGGTCGCCAATAGAACCATAAGCTTCTTGTCTAGCTTGTATATAACCAAACTGTTGAGCATCCCATTTACTGTTAGCCAAGTCTGTTACAGACTGTGCATAATCAGCATCAGTAAACTCTAATCTTTCGTTATTAACTTGCTTGTACATTGGCTTAGCAGCTTCTATCTCTGCTGTAGCTTCAGTTGTTAGTTCTTCTAATGTTGCCATATCTCTCCTATCTTACCATACTTTTACTTAGCTAGACCATATAAAGTGAATGTTCCACTTGCTATGTTTCCACTACCAAAAAAGAACTCAACACCATCATTTGCTTCTGTAACAGTTAAAACCCCACCACCTTGATGTCCTTTTAGTGTTCCACTTGCATTTCTAGTAGTGCTTTCAATAGTCATAAAAGAATATTCACTAGCATTGTTCAAATTAAATAAATATAAAATTGCATTACCAACTTCTCCTGTTGCAGTTCCAGAATTTGTAACATCAAAGTAAGTTATATTTGTAGCTGAACTATTCCCAAATGTTCCAGTTGCATCTAAATTCTTAGCAGCAAAATCATAATTAGCAGTTGTATTAGCAGTGCCACTAGCAGTAAATCTTATTCTTCCAGTTACATTATCATTTACTGCATTCCAATTATTATAAGCAACCATATACACATCATAAGTGCTATCAATACCTGTTAAAGTTACACTTGCTACTGCTGATGTAACTATTTCTTCATCTATTTTTATTAAGCTACCTGCCATTATTTAACTCCATATACTGATACTTTTCCCTCATCAAAAGGTCTTGCACCATTACCATCAAAAATTTGTATTCCTGTCATACTTGCAGTTTGTTTTAATACACCAATATGTTTTGTTCCCTGCAAATTACCAGAAAGATTACCTGCAGTTTGTGATAAAGAAAATGTATAACTGCTAGATGAAAAAGGATTAAATATATAAGCAACTCCACCACCACTTTCTGGGCTTTGGTCTATTACTCCAAATTGATAAAATAAAGAAGTTTGATTAGTAAACCTACTTTCCCCAAAAGCTAAATTAGATTTTAAATTTAAATAAGCAATATCATAATTACTTGCACTTATAACACTTCCACCACTATCAATATATCTACCATATAATGCAGTTCCAGTACCACCTGCAGTAGAAAAATCATTAGTTGTTATTTTATAAACATCATAATCTGCACTAAAACAATCTGTAACATCAATACTAAGAACTGATGTTGTTACCTCTACTGATTTTATAAATTCTAAACTTCCTGCCATAATCTAACTTTCTGCAATTCCATATAGGGATATGTCTGCTGTATTTATTGTACTTCCACTATTATCTTGTAATCTTATAGCATTTATTGTTTCAGCTACTGTGTAAACTCCACTCCCAAAACTAAATTCAGCATTAGTTGAAGTATCAAAACCAAAACTATGTGATGTAGTAAAACTGTATTTAGAACTATCCCCTAAATTATATAAGTAAATATAACCATTTTGTTTTTCATTAGTTGCATTTCCTGGTGGTGCTAAATATGAAATAATTGAAGTTCCTGTACTTTTATTTTCTCCAAAAGTTCCACCACTATCCCCTCTTTGCATTGCATACTGATAGCTAGTTCCACCTTCAAAAGTTGAGCCACCATCATTAGAAAATTTTAAAGAAAGAAATCTACTATCTGTTGTGTACTTAAGATTGTTAAAAGTTAAAAAATGAACATTGTAACTTCCTAAAGAAGTAAAATCAACAAAGCTATCAGTTGTTATATTTTGAGTTTCAATTAATTCTAATTTACCTAAATCTGCAACTCCTCCAAGAAGTCCAAATCTTGCTGCACCTAATGGCATTTAAAACTCCTGTATAGCGTTAAGTAATGGTGTTCCTGCATTAACAAATAACAAAGATACTACATCTGTTTTATCAACTGTTGCTGTCATTGTATATCCTGCTGCTGCTGCAGTCTTAGCTGTTAAATCTCCTCCACCATTAACTGTTATAGCATTTATAGCTACAGTAAATGATGATGAACTATCTTGTGTAATAATTAATGTAATTGCACAAGTACCTGCGGCAGGTACATTTGTAAAGTCTATGTCTGTAATACTTTCTGTAAGGGTAATAGTTGCAACATTTCCTGATAGTACATCTATAGCTAGTACTCCTGATGAGCTTGTTACTGCTTGTACTTTTTCATTGTAGTTAGGAAGAAGTAAGCCATCTGTATTAGAATACTCTGCTAATCCATCTGTATCCCCACCTGTATTTGTTGCGTGTACTGGTCTAAATTCTGCCATGCTTTTCCTTAATTAATTAAATTTATATTATCTACTGTACCATCATACTTGGTAAAACTCAATATTCCCCCCATTGTAGAAATATTATCTGTTGTACCATCATATTCTGTAAAACTTAAAGTGTTGTTAGCTACTGTAATATTGTCTGCACTACCACTAGCTAATATGAATTTAAGTACATCTGTTATGTTTATATCTTCATCTATAGGTTTATTACCAATAGTATCAATGCCTAGACTTCCACCTTCTTTAAGCATTAATAACAGTGACATTAACTCATCTCCTGTGTTGCTGTAAGATAAGGTGTTCCTGCGTCAAAAAATAAAAAGAATAGTAAATCTTCTGCACTTAATGTAGCTGTCATAGTAAACCCAGCTGCACCTGCTGTTTTAGCTGTCTGTGCTGTTAATGTTGGTGCATTTATATCTATATCATCGATAGCTACTGTGTATGCAGTAGAAGCATCTTGTGTTACTTTAACTGTAAAAGAAGATACACCATTAGTAGGTACATTTGTAAATTCAAAACCAGTTACATTTTCTGTAAGTGTTAATGAACCTGTATTACCATTAGCTAAATCTATAGCAACAACTCCTGATGATGAAGATAAAGCTACATCTGTTTCTGCATAGTCTTTAAGTACTGCTGCTGATATTTCTTGGTCACTTGCATTTATAGCACCTGTCATAGTACCACCTGCTAAAGGTAATTTAGTATCTGCATACGCTTTAATACTTTCAGAAGAAGCTACTTTATCAGCACCAGGACTTGCAAAAGTATCATCATCTTGTAAATCTGAAGTACTAATTGCAGTTGCTAAAGAAGCTAAACCTGTATCTAACCTATCATTCATATCTTCAAAATGTTCAGCTAATACAGCTAAACGAATTGTTGTACCTACTTGATGGTCAGGTGGAGTACCACCATATCTATTTTCTAAATCTCTTGTTATTGCAGATAATGTAGTTCCTAATGATGTAGTAACTGATACAACCTCTCTATTACCAGAGTTATCTGGGTCTATAACTAAATAAATAGGACTACCTGAACTAGCATTAATAACTGTAGTTCCATTAGTTGTAGGTGCTGATGCTACTGTTGCAGATGTAGCAGCACTAGCTAATAAAGTAGCTAAAGTACTTTCATAAAAGTTAACTATTTGACTTTCTATATCTGCCATTTATGCTCCAAATCTCATAATACCATAAGCTGCAATACCTACTGTGTTAATAGAAGTTACATCTTCAAGAGATGGTTGTCTAGTACCACGCACTGTAATGATAGCATAATGTGTGTCACTTCCAACTACATCATTAGATTGTATTGGATAACTTATTTGTTCAACTACACCACGAATAATTTCTTCTGGTTGAAATATTTCTAATGTAACTGATGTACCTTCTTTACTTCTAAGTGCATTATACAAAGTATCTCCAAGACTTTTTACTTTAATAGGTTTTCTACCTGGTCTTTCTACTCTGTCAGATATGTTTATAGGTATCTGTGCTACTACCAATTCAGGTCTAGCTAATGCACGAAACTGTACTGATTTGACTTTAGGAGTTGACAGACCATCTGTACTTTTAAGCACAACTTTACCAATAATATATCTTGACACTTCTGCTATTTGTTTTTCAACATCACCAACACCTGATATTTGTTCTATAGCTGTAGTAAATGTTACAGCTTCAGGGCTATCTAAATCTTCAAACTTTGTTGAGTAAAGTAAATCTACTTGTGTATTTGTAGGTAATGTATTAGTTGATAGTTCAGCACCAACAAATTGTTTACTTTCTGCAGTAAAGAAATCTGCAGCAGATAATATTAAATAACCTTCATTTTCATATGTAGATGTTTCTTTATATACATCAGAACCTGACACAGTTATTATAAATTTACCATCACTTTGTGTAATTGTATTAACGTAATTATTACCTGCAGTTTGTAAATCTCTAGCAAAACCACCTGTTGGTAGATAATATCGCCACAAATTTACTTCATTAGTTCCTTCTCTAACACCCATAAACACACTATCACGACTAACAAACATAGCGTGTGGTGTTGTATCTACACTATCAACAACAAATTCTTTTATTAATTGTCTATTAGAAAGTACATATAAATCATCAGCATTAACAAGTTCTGCTCTATAAAAACGTCCTACATCTCTAGCTATTTCTTTAGTACCAAAAAATATAATTCCTTCTGCAGCAGCAATAGAATGTATTTCTTCAAAAGGTATTTTTGTTTGTCCTTGATTAACAAACACACCACTAGACAATTTAAATGAATATATATTACCATCAGTACTAGCTGCTAATACTACAGCACCACCATCAGTTATTCCTGATATTTCATGTGTAGGTTCTACTTCTATTATTGCATCTGGTGCTGCAAAATCAGATGCCCAACTGTCATCAAATGGGTTACCTTCCCATACATATTCTGCAGTACCGTCATTACCAGTAACAAACAAAGTATTTTTAACAAACCATACGCCTGTTAATCCACCAGTAAATCCTGTATTATGTATTGCCCAACCATGTCCACCTGGTTCATAATGTGCAAATTGATGTGTAGCTGTACCTGTTGCAGCAGTAATGTATATTGTGTTACCAAATGCAGTTATACCTGTAATATCTTTAGTAATACCAGTACCTGTCATAGCAGTCCAAGTTTCACCGTTATCAGTGCTTTCATAAACTGTTTGTGCATCTGTTACATAAAGATTTCCATTAGTAGTTTGTGTCATGTAATTATTTGTAGAAGTAAAGTTTATTCCTTTGTCAGCAGTTGTATATAACAAATGTATATGATATGAAGTTTCATCATCTCCGTGAAATACATCAATACCTTTACTATCCCAAAATCTATTTACATCATCTGGTTTACCATCAGCTCTATGTGCAGTATCTAATCCTTGACCTGCATCAAATTTATTTCTTGAATATATACGTCCTAAGTTAGAAGTAAAATCTTCAGGGTTCTGTTTAACGTTTACATTTTGTCCTGCTTGTACATCAGAAGATTGTATAGTCATTTCACGACCAGGACCTACAGCTGTACGTAAATAAATATTATCTAACTGTATATCGTATCCATATCGTTTAGGATTTTTAATACTTGTGGTGTTAGCTACTCTAGCCATTATGTTGGATAATTAATACTATTAAGTACTACTGGTTCTGGATATTTTGCTCTTAAATTTTTTCTAGCTTGTTGTATTAATAAATTTTGATATTGCAACAAACTGTTTCTTATACTATTAGAACTACCTATAGGTGCATTAGATACAGATATTTGTTCAGTTATGTAATTTGCATCTATCTTACTTATATCTTTACCTGCAACCATTTGTGCAGCAACACCTGCCATAATAATTGGCTCATATTCACTTTCTAAACCTACGCTTGTAAGCGTATCTGTTTCTGATGTAGGAGATACAAACTTTTTTTTGAATGTTACAAATACTTCATAACCAGAAGATACACCTTGAAATTGTAATGCATGTACTACTTGAGGTCCTGTTGTATAAGTCTTAGTACGTTCTACGCCATCTTCATCAGTCCAGGTAAAACCGTTTGGTAAATCAACCATTTCAACGGCTACACCTATAAATTTAAGTCCTGTTTCATCTGTACCTGTACTAAAATCTGTAAATTGTGATATTGCTTTAACAGGTGCTACTAAGTAATTATTATTATCAACATCACTACCGTATGTACCTATTATCCTGTAACCAGTACCTGATGTTAGAGTCTTTGTTTCTACTGCAAATAGGGTAGGGTATAGGTTTTCTATTTGGTCTGTTACTGCATCAAATACATTTTTACGAGGAAACGCAGGAGCTATTTTAATTAAATCTCCAGCAGAGTGAGCTGCAGCAGTTGTACCTCTAGCACCTCTTGTAACTGTTATTTCATTAGTAACAGTGTTAAGAGCAGTAGAAAACATAAGTTCTTGTCCTATTTCAAGTATCGCACCAGCATCTAATGCATCTTCTTCTTCAACACTAAACATATCATTTGCATAACCTATTGTTGTTGCTGAATCAGATACACCACCAGTTAAATAAGAATAAGATTCAACACTTTCTGGTGGTTCTAGATATTCTCTATATACCCTGTCTACAAGGTCGCCTATTGTATTACTCACAATGACTCCTAACTAGATTTGAATATTAACTGTATTGCTTTGTCTGTTGTTTCAGTTCCGTCTGATGTAACTCTTAAAAATCCTGATGATGCAAAAGCCCAACCACTAGGGTCAACTCTTACTACATTGTCTGCAGATACTACATAACTAACTTCTGTATTATCTGTTTCTACTACATCTTTCCAAGCAGTACCATCAAATGAAAAATCAAATGTTACGTTAGCACCAACCATTCCTGTAGGAAAAACTATACCTGATAGTAATAAACCATCTGTTTTTACTCCAGTAGAGTTACTTGCATCTTCTGAAACGTCAATTAAAACTTGTTTTGATATTTGCATATTGTCCTTACTATAGCAGAAGAAATGGGAGGAAGGTGGATTCCCCCCAAATCTTCAATATTTTTTTACTAAGCTACGTCAGATATCTTAATATGGTATGAAGGAGGACCGAAGTCGTATCCCATTTCCATGTAGATAGCTTTTGCAATCTTAGCGCTGTCATCTTGGTCAATGTCTCTTACGAACACAGTTCCATATCCTGGGATATTTGTGAATACTGGTTGTATGAATGCAAAGTCAAGAATGAACGCTGTATTTGCTGGGATGATATTAGGGTCAATAACCATCATTCCGATTGTTCCGAATGGTGTAACTATTGAATCAATATCGATTCCTGCGATACTTCTATCTCTAGGTAAGATAGCGCCAGTAATACCGACATTACCTTCTAGAAGTTCTTTGTTAAGGTCCAACAATTGTGCTGGGCTTAAGCAAAGTACTGGTTGTTGCATTGGAGCATGTGCATCGTAAAGCTTCTTTAAAGCATTTGCGATAGTATCCCAAGAAAGAACTTGGTCTGTTCCAGAGCCGTCTCCAGCTGTATCATTGTAATAAACGTTACCGCCAACAAATGTTGGAGCTGTAGCGTTATCAGCGTTAGCATTTAATGCTATGTATTCTGAGAGTCCTCTCATTTCACGAGTACCTGCTCCAGGAGTTACATTAGCTCCGTCTGAGAATGTACCGTTAAATGCGAACCACTCAACTTCTCTAGCTACTTTTTCAAGAGCTAAAGACATTTGTTCTGCGAACTCATCAACAATAGGGTTGCTGTTAGCAAGTCCTAGTTCTGTTCCCGCAGTTACTGTTCCATCACCATCAGATTGCGCAACTGCTGCTGCTGACAATGTGAATGGGTTTTGGTTTTGAAATGATGCCATTGCTGTATAGGTCATCTTTACACCTTTATGGAAAATCTGAGTTACGTTTGTGTATGCAACTCTATCTCTTCCAAGATATTCTGTTGGTGCTGCACCTTCCTGAGCTTTAGTAGGCTCAGAAGAGACTGTGTGAGAGTCTGATGCTTGGATTTGCCAGAAGGTAGATTGTAAAACCTTTCCTCCATTAAGGCCTCCAGTAGCACTAAGAAATGGTGTTCTTTGACCACCTACACGGAATAGCTCCCCAGAAAAGTTATTAACATTCTGAGAATAAATTGTATTTCCTGTCAAGCTTATGCCTGCCATTTTATACCTCCGTATATTTCCGTATTAATTGTTACTATTTTTTATCTTGGTCCATGATGTTTAACTTTGCACGAAGTTGGTCTTTGACTGTACCATTCTTCATAACATTAGCTAATTGTTCATCTAGTCCCTGAGGCATTACAGATGTCGAATTTGCATCAAGTGCAGCTACTCTAGCACGTGCATCGTCTTGTACTACTGGTTCAGGTTCAGGTTGTGTTACGTCCTGTACTTGACCTGTTGGTTCAAAACCATACTCATCTTTAGCAAACTGTGTTATAGATTCTGCGTTAACAGGACCATCATACACTTGTTTTAGCGCTTTACCGAAACCTTTGTCAGTTGATAAACCGATTTGACCAAAGACTGAATCAATTTCTTTTTCTTTATAAGAAGCTAATTCTGCCTCAAGTTTTTTATTCTGCTCATCTTTTCTATCAAGAGCTTCTCTTAATTGCTTAACACCGTTTTCTGGTGCATCAAATTCATTTTCCATTAGTACCTCCACTATGTATAAACCATTCAAACAAGACCATAGGATTCTTGTTGCGGTGCTACCTTAACACTTGACTTGTAACTCTGGTAGCAATAAGTTTGCAAGTCCATTACTCTACGGTTTTTAATACGAGCTTTCTACGTAGGCTTTGAAAGCTGAGTGCAGGTCTATTAGCGGACCACGCAACGCTTAATGTCTATTATACACTAATCTACTATAAGTCCAGTAACTTGTTTACCTTTTTTTGCAGACCCTAATGTCAAACCTTGTGTAGATAGTAACTCAGCATTAATACGCTGTAATCTTTGTGAAGCTTTTTGGTCGCCAAGTGTTGCTTCTTCAAGTGTTTCTAAATCTAATTCTCTACCTATACCTTGTGCTTGTGATATCATTCCACCTGCACTTTCATATAACTGAGATGCTTGTTGTGTTGTTAATCCTAATTTTCTAAGTTCTTCAAATCTACTAAATGTAGTAGTAAATCCTCTTGATGATGCTTGTGCTTGTAATTGCAATGTTTGAATTTCACCTTTAAGTATTTTATCTTCTACTTTAGGATTTATTAATCCAGCAAATATTGTTGCTTCATCAGCTTCTATACCATATCTATCTGCATACAATTTTGCTACTTCAGGTATTTGGTCTATAACACCAGAATATACTGTATCTATACGTTGTTGAAACTCTGCACCAGATACCTCTGCTCTAACTAATTCATTTAAATCATCTTCAAAATCATCAAAATTATTAATACCTACTTCTGATAATGTTTGTTTATAAGTAGCTTTTGTAGATAATCCAGTTATTTCATCCATTATCATAGTTCCATCATCACGCATTAAATAACCAAACTCTTTTTCATAAGCTTTTGTTTTTCTTGTAGCACCTAATGACATATCAGCATCACCATACTTGACATAAGCATTTGCAAACTCTTTCATAACTGATTCAGGCATAAAAGTAAATAAAGTATTAGCTATTTGCATACCTTTTTCTGCACTAAATGTTTTTGTTGAAGTAGATGCTTCTGCTTGTGCTTCAGGTGTTTGAGGTTCTAATGAGTAACCTGCATCAATTAATGGGTCTCCGCCATTGTAAGATACATAATATTCTTCATCAGTTACATCATAATAAGTTGCTAAATCTTTTCTATATATTCTTGGCATTATTGATTCTCCACAAATGATTGACTAGGAACTACTCCGCTTCCAAAAGCTTTCATAAAATTCTTTGTAAAATCAGCCATAACTGTTGCATTTCCTGAGTCCATTCCTATGTTTCTTAAATATTCTAGCTCTTTACTTTGGTCATTTAAACCTGCTAATGCTTTAATCATAGGGTCTTCTGAATCAACATCTATACCTAAAACAGATTTAACTGTTGCTTGTTTACTTTGTACATAGTTACTCCATACAATATCTTTATCTAAATTGGGATAAGCAGCAAATCGTTTATCTTTTAATTGTTGTATTAATGTTGCTTTATATCCAGGATTGTTACGTAAGTTTCCAGCAATTTCTCCTATGTTGTAAAAAGTATGTAATTCAACAGGTAAGTATGTGTCTAGTAATACTTGAGCTTCATCTTCTTTTAAGGTTGATTTAGTAATATCTAAACCTTCTAAAGCTTTACTAAATTCTGCATCTAATGCTTCTAAACTATAACTATCATCTAAAGCTTTTGTAATTTGTCTAGCTGTTTTTTCTCTAGACCAAGTACCAGATACCCATTTATCAGCTGCAAATTTAATAGCAGACTCAGGTAAAACACCTTGTAAATCACCTACTGTTTGTCGTATAATAGCTTCGTAATCTACTCTATCTGCTTCATAGCCAATAGGATTTTTAATTTGTTTATTAATCTGATTGTATTGGTCAAAAGAAATACCTAATTTTCCTAATGCTTCACCTTGTTGTTCAGAGCCAAAAAACCCATCTAGTCCTTCTGCACCATATTTTAAATACCAATCATTAATAGCATCTAAATACACAGGTTCATTCCAATAAGAAGCAGATGTTTTAAGTGAATCTAATCCTTGTAAAAAACTTGTAATACTATCTACATCTTCAAAATCTTTTGATAATTGAAATATATCAGTACTCATCATTACAAACCTATCTCCATCAGGTCCACCAAATCCAGATATTAATTCTTCATTTGTAATTTTAAACATTTGATTAGATTTATATAATTCGTTTTTATATCCTTGTAATAAATCAAGAGAAGTTAATTGATTATCTTCTATGTCAGTTAACTCGTCTAAGTTCCAACCATCAGGTACTTCAAATATCATAGTTGTGTCGCCTCTATCTGCAGCAATATAATATTTACCAGTAGGTTTACCTTGCTCATTTACTATTTCTATTATCTGTGAACCCTTAGGTCCATAAGTTACATTACTCATTGACTAGCTCCAAACATATTTTTAACCCATCCAAAAGCTTGTTGTGAAGGTGTTTCACCTTTACCTAAATTACTTTCAGCATATTTGTTTTCCATCCACAATGAAGGTGACAACTTCATTTGACTACTAAGGTTTTGTGCAAAAGCATTCATAATTGCATCTGAATCACCAGTAATTTCTTTACCCATTAAAGCTTGTGATTGTCCTAATTGTGCTACACCAGCACCTGCACCAGCACCTCTAATTAATCCAGCAAGAAAGTTTGCAGCTTCTGCTTTTACCCACCATTGAGCTACTGAACCTAATCCAATACCTTTTAATGCAAACTCTAATCCTTCTGCTATAGGGTCTAAAGCTAATCCCATTTTAGATATAGAACCTTTAGGTATATTGTTATTTACTTCTATATCATTAATTATATTTCTATCTGTTACATCAGCTTTATAACCTTGTTCTTCTAAACCAGCATCAGGTAAATTTGGTGCTTCAGGTATTGTTTCACCACTAGGAAAAGGTGACTGAGTACGTTCTGTAACACCTGCTGTGTAACCTTGTTCTTCTAATCTAGCATCAGGTAAATCTGGAGATTCTTTAAAATCATCTGCTCCCATAATATCTGCATAATCATTATCTGAAGCACTAAAATATAAATGCGCTCTTTGTTCATTAGATAAACCATCTGTTATACCTTTTTGATAATAGTTATCTATTTGTTCTTGAGTTAATTTTTTAATTTCTTTATCAAAATTATCTTCAAAATCATCTATATCAGGCATATCCTGTCTGTAATATCTTTCTACTTCTTCAGGAGATGGTTCTCTAGCAGCTAAATCAGCTTGTGCATCGTCAAATGCTTGCCAATCAATTAATTTACCATTTGAATAATTACTATTCCAATCGTCTATACCTTGTTCAGGAGATTCAAATAACTCTCCAGGTGCTAATCTACCCAATGTTGCTTGTCCACCATCATCGTATCTATAACGTCTATAACCTTCTTTTCTTGCTCCAGAAGCAGGATTAAATCTATACTCTACAATAGATAATTTCATGTCAGGTGATAATTCATATCCATATTTACTTTTATAAAATCTAGGTCCACCTTCTTTTACACCAAGAAAATCTTCCTTAAAACCTTCAAATGTTGGAGCATTTTTATTAGCTTCTTCTAGTGAATCAAACACAGGAGTTTTAACTTCTCTAAGAAAAGAAGTTCTTTGTTTTTCTGTATCATACATAAAAGTTTTATATACACCTTGATGTTTTCTAACTTCTACAGGTATAACTCCAGACTCAGAAACAATCCAAGCCCATTTATTTTTTACTTTAGGTCTGCCTTTTGGATTAGCCATTTAAATTCCTTAACAAATATGGAAGTACAGCTTTTTGCTGTTTTATCTTTTCTAAACCTTTTTCATAAGCAGATGCTTCTGTAGCATATTTTGTTTCAATATCTTCTTGTACAATTTCAGAAGGTGACTTATAAGCTTTAAACATATCAGCATCTAGTCTACGTTCTGTAGGCATATATCCACCCATTTGTACATCAGAACGTTTTATATTTGTTCCTTCTAAATAATCTGTAAATATGTTATTTATATCAAATTCTTTAGATGCATTAAAAGCATCCATTATTTGTGCAGAATATTTTTTACCAAAACTTACAGATAAGTTATCTAATTCTTTTTCAGTTAATTGCCGACCTATTGCTTCAGCAGCAGTATCGGTCATTAACTCAATAAGACTTTCTTCATCAGGATATTCTTGTGTAGCTCTTTCAAATAACTGTTGCATAATAGCTTCATCTTGTTTATCTTGAGTAGCTTTTTCTATTTGCTTTGTATCTTCAATAAATTTTTCTAATCCCCAGTTAAATAGTTTTCTATCCATCTGAGCTTTTTCAGATTCCATGTCTTGGTCTGAAAAGAATACAATATCATCCAATGCTTGAACTTCTTTATATTCTTCTGTGCCAGGTACTACATAATAGTAATTGTCAATATAATCTGTAATTTGTTGTATTGTTGTAACTAAATCAGGACTGTATTGACCTTGTGTTGTTAAAAAATAATCTTTTGGTACAACTCCATTTTGTTCTAAATAATTTTGAAAGTTATATATTTCTGGATAACTTGCAGTACCACTCATAATAGCTCCAAGACCTTGTTCAAAATGTCCTGTAAAATCTTTTGTCATAGGTACACCATAAGCATCTCTTTTAACTTCGCCTGTATCTGGGTCTATATCTACAACTGATTTAATTTTATCTTTACCACTCATATTTTGTATTAGATACATTGCTGTTTCATAGTCACCACTTGCTAAAGCATTTTGAGCAGCTTCCATAGTTGCTTGTGTATCTGCTTGTTCTGCAGTTATTTGTTTATATTCTGAAAGACTATTAGAAAAAACTATTGCATCTCCTCTACCATTATCATAAATATCAGCAAGAGTATTTCTTTGTTCGAGAGTTAACTTAGCTGTATCTTGCCAAATTTTAGGGTCATTTAAAAACTCAACAATAAAATTAGGTGTTATAAACTCTGGCTCTATATTTAATTTATTAGCATTAAGTTTTAATACATTATTAAAGTCGCTTGTATCTGTGTTATAGCTACCTGTAGGAGCTGATACAGGGGTAGTTTGTACTTCTGCGCCACTACTGTCCACAACTTCTGTAACTTGATTAGGAGTTATATCTTCAGGTAATGATACTGCACCACCAGCAGTAGGTAAATTATCAAATGTTTCAGGACTATATCCTAAATAATTATTCTTATTATCATAATAAAAATAAAGTATTGAACCATCTGGTTGTTGTTGAGTAATTGTTTTACTTTTATCTACTTTTTTCTTTCCAAATTTTGCCATATTACTTTCCTACGTTACTAAATTGTAGAGCTTCTGTGTCATCTCTAAATAATCTTAACATGACACCCATCCATACATAGTAAAAGTCAGGATATTTTTTAGATACCTCTAATGCAACTTGATGTGCCATTACACGCATTATTCTAGCTTCATCTTTTTCGGAACTCAACCACCAGTCAGGGTTGTTGGTATCTGAATATATCATAGACTGTGCTTCTAATTGTGACCACACGTCCCACATTTCAATAAAACCTTTACCTGCTTCTGTTCCTGCAGCAAAACTATTTGGATTTAACCAAGTATCTTTCATTTCTGCAAGTATTTCTTTTGCTTTAACAGCAGTTGTTAAACCATATTGCTGACTTTGAAAACCAGGTAAATCTTGTATTAAACTGTTTCTAACTAATCTTTTAAGAATAACTTTTTCATTAGTATTTAATTCTGATTCTTCTACTTTTTTACTAAAAGCAGCATATCTGTAATAACCAATAGTATCATTAACAGACCTTTTGTATTCATCAGGTGTTAACATAACACTATCTTGATATAATTGAGAAAAACTTCTTTCATCAGCAGGATTATCTGGTAATAAATAATATGAAGATAATGTGTATTGTTCTAAAACATCTTTGTTTTTATCAGCCCATTCTTGTGTTCTAGCTGTAGTAAATCTTCTACCTTCTTTAGAAATTGATTTACCTGATGTTAACCATCCGTGTTCCATACCAAATTCACTTATAAATTTTTCTGCTGCTTGAACATCATCACCATCTAAATCATCACGTATTTTACGATATTCTTCAGCAAGAACTTGTACACCCCATAGTTTTCCATCTTTATCTTCTGTGTAATATACAGGTTTAATTCCTGTCGGACCAGCAAATTGGACAGCTGCTCTTACAAGAAACAAAACATTTGCTTTTCTTTTAGAGTATTCTAAAAATGCTTTATCAATATCTGCAGCATCTACATTATCAGGATTAAAAGGTCCACCATAAATTTTTCTTAAATATTTATCAAGGTCACCTTTTTTAAATAAACGTTGTTCTTCTCCAGTTATTTTTCCGTATCTGTAAATATCTATTGTTGATGAAGCACGCATAGCTTCGAGTTCTGATTTGTATATATCTGAAGCATTTTCATCTCCTATAAATTCGTTTTTAAATCCTCCTAATCCTGCAAATAATTTTTTTAACCAAGGTGATGTTGGGAATACTTGTTTTATAAAACTTTCATTAGGCGTAAACTCACCAAAAATTGTTTCTCGTACTTCTACACCAATACCATTTTCAGGTAATACTTTATTTAAAGCAAATGCTACATAAGGGTTAGGTCCAGGAACAAAACCTTGTCCTAGTAAGTTAATACCTGTTACATAACTTTTACCTACAACTTTTGTTTTGCTATCACTACCGTAAATTAAATTACCTAAATATCCACCAAATGGTGCAATGTATAAATCTGCATCTTCATTTGCTGGGTCTGGTGCAAAAAAACCTTCTCCATTAAAACCTAAAGCACCTGAACCTCTAGCACCTCTTACTGCAACTTGACCTTTACGTAAAAGATAAGGATTGTTGCCTAATAATTTACCCCAAGTTGTTGCTAATTCAAACCATACTTCAGGAAATGGAAAGATGTTTCTTGTAACATCAGATAACATATGTCTTTTACTTGTGTCATATAATAATGCTTTTGTACCAGATAAACCATATGCTCTAGCATTTACATCAGCTACTTTAAAATCAGTGACACTACCAGCTGGTAATTTACTAAATCCACGCATTTCTTGTACTATTTTTTTTGGCACACCTAATTGAACTGCTTCGTCAATAAATTGTTTTCTTACTCTACCGTCAAAGTTTTTAAAGTTATCAAGTATCCAAGCATATCTAAATTGATTAAATGCAACAGACCTAGATAAATATGCATTTGGTTTAGTCATTAAATGTTGAAATAGGTAATTAACAGCTGTATCCATTCTATCTTCTACTCTTGCTAAAAATTTCATATCTTTTCTTTTAACTAAATCTTCAGATAGTTTGACATATCCTAAATCCATATCTCCACCATCAGGGTCTATGTATGTTTGAATCATTTTATAAAAATCTCTTTCTTGATTTTTCTTTAAAGGTTTTCTTAAATCATCACCAATTTTTATTCCACCTATGTTATCAAAATCCCTTATTTCATCTGCAAATATTGCATCACGTAATCCCTGATTACCTGTATATGCTTTGTCAATGTTATATCTATATGTTTTTGTTTTGTCATCATAAAATACTTCATCACCTTTTTTTATAAATTGACCTGTTTTAATTCTTATACGAGCTTCAATTGATTGTAAGTATTGGTCTATAAAATCCATATCATTAGTTAACTTACTAAATCTACTACCACCCATATCTACTAATTTTTCTCTAGCTAATGCACCCTCTTTTGAAAATATCCATTCCATTAACTCATCTGAACCATATCCAAATTGTGCAACTTTATTAGCAATATCATCATTTCTTAGTAACAATAATTCAAAACCCACAGCTTCTGCATATTCATAAGGACTTAGTTGTGATTTCTTTTTAGCAACATATTTAACAGCTTTATTTCTTAAACTACTTCTACCTTGTAATCCAGCTAGAGAAAAAGATTGTTGTGTTGCATTTAAATATTCAAAACTATCAAAAAGTTTATTAGTATCAGATATTTCAGTACCTTCTTTTCTAACAAGTTTTTGTAATCCTTTACCAAGTCTGCTTTTTTGTGGTCCTGTTGTTACCCATTGTATATAATGAAATGGGTGATTAAAAAATCCATCCATATGTCCTGCAACAAATCGCATTTGTTCTTCTAAAAATACTCTTGTAAAAAATGCTGCTCGTAATAAAACAGCTGGTTTAAATAAATTTCTGTTATAAAAATCAAGTGTTAATGTAAATGCATCAGCAGCTAAATCTTTTGTAGGTAATCCTTTAAATTTATATGTACCATCTTCTTTTAACTCCATAAAAGGGTTTAATGTTTCTTTACCCCATTTACTTCTATAACTTATCCAGTTTTTAGCATCATTGTAAACTATACCTACACTATCCCAGATAGTATCAATTTCATCATATTGTTTAAACATGCTTCCCATTGCACGGTTAATCAATCTGTAATCCATTAATTGAACTGCGTTATCAGCCATTTCTGATATTAAATGAGCAGAAGGTACAATAATATTTATTTCTTGACCTCTATAATCTACAGTTTTAAATTTTTCCAATCCTTCTCCACCCATAGCATTAAAAGGCATATCTTCGCCCATCTCATCAATAAACATTTTAAAACGTTTTTCTTCGTCAGCATATTGTTTTTTCATAGCTTCACCAACAACTTTCCATTGACCACCTTGTTGTTTAACTAAATCAACATCACGCAATCCTTGCTCGTAAGCAAACTTACGTACTTTTTTATGGTCAAGAAAATCTACATTTAAAAATTCATTAAGAATTGTACTCATTTCTTTTTCTCCATAACCTACAGCTTGTAAGTGAGAATACAATTGGTCAAAAGCTGCATCTGCATTTCTAAGAGGCATACCCATTTCTGGTACAACAGATAACATTTTTCTTTGTGATGGAGTATATCCAGCATTAAAAGTAGAACCAAACCCTAAAAGTTTTTCATATTTTTTATCTGTTACATTTGGTATTTCTTGTATATTTGTTTTTAAATTTTCAAAAGATTGATAAATGTTTTCTTTTCTTGGAAGGTATCTTGATAAAGCAAAAGTACCATCAATAACTTTATCATTTTGTGTTAAAGGTTTTATAACTGATAATGTCTTTTTAAATTTCTTACCAGTTGTAAATGGAGTAATTGAAGCATTTAAACCTTGTCCTAAATAACTTCTAATACTTCTGTATTTAGCATCTTTATTACCTATTGTTTGTAATAACTGTCCAGCACCTTTTTTAAGTAAACTATCACTACCACTTAACTTTTCTCCAACTTTAGCTGTATCAATTAATGCTTTGTTTAAAGCAAATGAGGCAGCTTTAGGCATCATATCTATTTGGTCGAAACTTTTAGTTCCTTGATTTTTAATAGTTACACCTTCATCAAATAACTGACCAAAAGTTTTTTTAATTTTATTTCTATCAGTTTCTTTAGCTATTTGTTTTACTAAATTACCAGAAGTATTTCTAAAGAAAGGATTACCTTTAATTCTTGCAATATCTTGTATGTTTGTTTCTGCTAATGCACTGTATAGTTCCTCCATGTAAGGAGTACTTAAAAACTCATCTTTAGTTTGTTGAAAAAATCTAGGAACACGTCCACCAGCAATACCATATTCCTTCATTAATTTTTTACTAGCTTTGTAAAGTGAAATAGCTTCTTCGTCAACTTCTTTTAATTTAGCTGTTTTCCAAGAAATTAATGATGGTGATATACCTTTACCTGTTAAACCATCAATAGCATTACCAACTTTATCAATAACTTCGTTTCTAATACCACCTGGATTTAAATTAATCTTTTTACCAGTTCTTACTATTTGACCTGCTTCTTCAGCTTCAAGTAGTTTGTTAACTCTACGTAAGTTTTTAAATTGATTGCTAATACCTCTAGTACCTTTACCTGCAACAATTTCTGGTACAGCTTTATAAACAAAGTCTATTTTTCCAGAAAGTTTGTTAAATGCATCTGTGCCTGGTGCATGAATATAAGATGCTTGATATCTACCAGGTGAATAAGGAAGTAACTGTTCGTATGATTCTTCATTACGCATAAGGTCATCTGTGTTATAAACAAAGCTTTTGTTTCTTCTACCAGCATAAAAGTTAATTTGATTTGGTTTTTCTAAACTTAAATAGTTTATTTCTCCACTTTCTTCTAAAGGTGCTAATGGTCTACCAATATGCTTATAGATAAGGTCAACTGCTTGTTGGTCGTTATATCCATAAATTTTTGTAAGGTCTTGATAATGTGGCATTTTTCTTGCATCAATAGTTTCAAATGTAAACCAATTATCTCTGTTGTAATTTAATGGTTTACCTGCTTGTGCTTCACGAATCATAGCATTAAGTATTGGCTCACCTGCTTTATCTTTAGCTTCACTAATAATATCTATTGTTTTTTGTATATCATCTTTCCAATTAGTATCAATACCTAAATTTGGAACATCTGCACCACTAATATCTATTTTAATATTTTTAGCAGCTTGGTCTGGTGACATACCGTCTATTAAGAATTTGTCGTATGCAGCAAGTGCTTGTATGTATTTCCAAGCTCTACCTGCAGCTGGACTATCTGGATTTTGCATATTAACAATATTTCCATCTTTATCTGTGCCTTTTACAATAGGTCCAGCATAAGAAGGGTCTGGTAACGGATTCCAAATAGATGCATTCTCTGCTGCCCAATCTAAACCTGCAGCAAACCATACACCATATTGAACATCACCTTTAGCACCGTTTAAAGAAGTCATGCGCATGTCGTCATGGTAATCTTGTGATTGATACTTTTGATTTATTTGTTCCCAAATTTCTGCTTCTTTTTTAACAGACTGTTCATAAATAGAAGATTGTAGTTCTTGTACATCTGAATCTTCAGCAGTTTTACCTAGTTGTGTTAATCCAACAATTGTTGATTTAGGTAAGTTATCTAACTCTACAACGTTTCTTGTTAAAGCATTAGCAAAATCAGGATTGTCGTTAAACATTTGCACATTGTCTTTAAACAGTTTATTCTGTTTTTCTTTGAGTGTTAGAAATTCTTCCTCAAATATCGGGTCAGGAAATATAATCATTAATTGCCTGAATTAAGTAACTCTGCAATTGCAGGATGAGGATTTACTTGATACAGAGCAGCTAATAATACATTTACACTAGGTACTTCTTCTATTGGCATACTTCCCATACCTATTGGTACACCTTCTGTTATTGGTTCGTTAGGTCTCTCAGTCCCTGCAAAAACATCTGGTCGCATAGGTGTTGTAGGTATTTGACCTCCCATAGATGGTCCACTTTGTGCAGGTAACGGTGCAGCAGCTTGTTGAGCTGATAAAAATGATTGTTCACCATATCCAACTCCAGGTATTCTTCTTATAGGTTGTGTAGAACTTCCAGGTCCACCATCTGTTCTATTTTTACTTGCACCTGCTCCAGGTCCTGCTGCTGGTACTGGTGCTGGTTTTGCTGGTTGTCTATAACCGCCTCTAGTACGATTCTTTGCCATTATAAAATTCCTTTGTTATCAATATAATAATACCTTTTTGTGGAGTTATAATTTCAGTTACATTTTCTGACAGTATATCTAATTCGTCAGTTACACCGTATTCTTGATAAATCATATCCCAAAATTCATTCTCTACAAAATCCATTACATTCCAAATGCTTGAGCTAATGAAGGTGGTTGTCCACCTTGCATCTGTGCCATCTGCTGTTGTTGTATCATAGCCATTTGCTCAGGTGTCATCTGTGGCTCTTCAGGAGTGTAAAACTGTCTTAAAATATCAAGTACATTACCTGGATTTTCATATATAGCTATTGCAGCCATTGTTGCTTGCATATCACCCTGTGCTGACCTAGCAAGTATTGAATCATATAAAACAGTTTCTGCTTTATTTTTTCTAATACGTTCTTGTACCTTAGCTACATTTTCAAGACCATCAATATTATCTTGTAATGTTTCTATATCTATAACACCAGCTTGTAGTAACTGTAAACCAGTAACAATTTTTTGTGGCTCATCAAATCCTGCCATAACACCATAGATACGTCTTGTTCTATAATCTCCACCAATATCTACTAATGGTTGATAGTTTTCAGAAAATGCAGTACCGTTTAAATAACCTGCTATAGGTTTTTTAGTAATACCTGTTTGATAAGACATGATTGTATCCATCTCTAATCTTTTTGCATCCATCTCTGTTAAACCAACTTTAATTAATTCTCTATATTCATTAATCATTAATGACATTGTTGAGTTAAGTTCTGATAATCCTGCACCAGTAACAAAAGAGTTAGGTGACTGTGAGTCATCAGTAACTGGATAACCACCTACCATACGTAGTTGTCTTTCTAATCTATCGACTTGTTGGAACAACTGATACGGCATATTGTTTTGTGGTTTAGAAACTTGTGTACCTGGTGACAAATAGTTTACTGCAAATCTACCTTTTCGGTATTGTCCGCTCTCTATCTCACCTGATATGTTAGTTTCTGTAAAAACACTATCTTCCATAGCTATTGCTGACATAATGTTTATTTTTGCCATCATAGCCATTAAACCTATTACGTGGTCATACTGACCTTTAAGTTGGTCAAAAGATACACGCTTAACAAATACAAATGGAGGTGTGCTTAATGTATTAGGTATAAAATCTAATATTAAGTTTCTTTCAGGGAATATAATGTATGTTCCACCTTGGTCATAATACTCAATAATCCTTACACCTTGAGAAGTATTATCCTCCCATTGTTGTTCACGATTAGTGTCATATGACATAAATGGTGTTGCATAGTCCTGATACTCTTGACCTGTATCATCTTCGTCATCTTGTTTTAAAATCTCTTTAGCAAACTCTGGATAGATTTGAGCTAGTTTATATCTAGGTACTCTACGTACAACAGCTAACTCTCTTGGTTTTTGGTCAGGTCCAAAGTTTCCTGGAAATGTATCATAAGGGTCTCTTAGTTCTGCTGATGGATAGTAATAACCGTTAGCATCTCTTTTTGTTGAAATAACCCATGCACAGAAACCATAACCTGGTAACCACCTAGCAGCTTGTGCTAACTGTAAGTTAAGGTTTTGTTTTTCATCATAGCTAGTAACAATACGTTCTAGTTTTTCTGCACGATTTTTTGCTCTAGCAGAATCTACTTCATTAGGTACATCTACTCTTACTTGAGGTACACCTGAAATCTTTTGTGCAAGTCGGTCAATACCAGACTGCAACATGTTAGGAGCTGGTAATAAATCAGCATCTGAGGTTTCCATTGTGTCACCTAGTAATGCTTTAATACCATCAGGTCCACCATTTAAAATAGCTTTAATTCTAGATTTACTAACTTGTCTATCTTGTACGTTTTTACCAGATGTTAAGTTAGCAGCATTAGCTATAACTTCTTTATAATTTTTTACATCTATGTTTTCTATTCCCATGGTGCGTTGTTCATCTCCGTCATTTTGTACTCTCCATAACTAGGATTATAGTCTAAACCCATGTCCGCAGTATGCTCTTTTTGCATACGTCTAAAAACTTTCATAGGAAACCAACTAGCCATAACTATATCAGTTTTTTCCTTATTTCGCTTTGAAACAGGTTTACCATCAAAGTATAACAGTTGTTGCCTATATTGCTGTACTTTTGCATTTGACACACCATCACCGACAGGTAAGTGTATACGTCTATCTTCAAATAAGTCTGCCATAGCACCTACACCATACAATGGGTCATGTTTGTTTTTACCTGTAAGATGTCCCTGTATAGTAATACCAGTACGTAAAGTAAATTCTTTTATACTTGCATCTTGTCTAATTGCAGACTGAAAACCGTTTTCCTCTACTATCCAATGTCTACAATCGTACTCGTGTAACCATACAGCTATTTGGTCAAGTGCAGCTCTGATACCTCCACCTTTTTTATTTTCTAAATCAACTAGGTATAACTCACCTTTGTATTGGTCTATACCCCAAAGTACTGCAGCTTGATAACCAGATGATGCAGGGTCAAGTCCAGCAACTAAATGTAAGTTCTGATACATCTGCCCCATAACTAAATCTGGTCGCATACATTGGTCAATAATGTTCATAGTAAATATTTGTGTACCTTCTATGTATGCTTGGTTGTAATACACCATCTCGAATGTCTGTCTACCACCTGTAGATTCAGCAGAGTGCAACCTAGACATTAACCATTTGTAAGAACGTTTACTTGCCCATAACATACAGTCTGTGTGATTTTCTTCTTCATGTTCTGGTATTGCACAATCTATAGCGTGTGCTGTTTCTACAATACTGGTAAAGTTATCTGCAGCTAGTAAATGATTATATAAATCATCAGGGTGCTGTCTTGAACCAATTACAACTACAGCTGTATGTTCCTCTTTACGACTAGATAATGTTGTAGTCCACCATTGTCTAGTACTTTCCCTAGCACCTGGTTGTTGTGTAGTTTGGTGGTCCTCAATGTCGTCAGCAATAATAATATCGCAGTCACGAGATAAAATCTTTCCACCTTTACCTACAGCTACCATTGTTGGTGATTTAATACCTGCAACAGTACGTGTACCTACAGTAAATTGATTCTGTGACCAGTTTTTACCTGACCTGTTATCTGGCTTAAAAGATGCACCTGGTGGACAAAAGTCCTCTCTAAGTTCTTCATTAGTATCTAGTACGTCAAGTACAGCAGATAATGCGTTTTTAGCTATATCTTCGTTTCCACCTACCCACATAATACGTGTATTGGGGTTCTTGCATATTTGATATACAGCAAAATGTATTAACAGTTCAGTCTTTCCATGTCGAGGGGGTGACAGTATTAATAACTCTTTACCGTTTTCTATACTATCAATAATGTTATTTATCCAGTTTATATGGAATGGAGCGGTTTCATACTTCTTACCTAGCTCGGTTCGAAAATAGCGTTGTCGGAAGTTAGAAAAATTTTCTAATGCACCCTTAGCATCTTCGGAGAGTTCCCAATCTTCTGCAGCTATAGCATTTCTACTGTCTATCTTGTAGGCAGCGAGCATGCGACTAACGGTAGCTGAAGTGCAACCAAGGAGGGAAGCCGCGTTGGCTACCGTTATGTCGCCTGTTGCAACCTGGTCAGCTATTCCCTCACTTACGAAAGCTCGGTAATGCTGTCCTCGCCTAACTGAAGCGTAATCGCCCTCGTCAGACTTACGTTCTATATTAATAGGTTTTTGTTCAGCTTTCTTGTTATGTCTTGAATCTCTTGCAAACTGTCTCTTTTGGCACTTAGGGGAACAGAATTTACGTTTTTTACCTGTTAATCTTTTCCTACAGCCCTCTGCTATACAGATTACATTATGTGATGATTCGACCATAAAAAACTATCTTCCTGTAGATGTTTGCGTAGTGCTAATTATATGGTATAGTCCTGTTAATTACAAACATCAAACACAAGTAATTTGTTACAGGTGAAGTTGCAATCGGGATGCAGAAAGCTGCTGACTGGCGAGACAGTACACTAGAAAGACAAAGGCAGTACCCAAGGACATTAGAAACTGTTTGATTAGCTTCCAATAACACTAATGCCCGCTCACGTCCAAATGCCTTATACTGACTGGGTTTTTACTGTATAAAATTACCAGAATATATTTCTAGACTTACGTATGTATAGAAGAACATCTAGATTGACATATGTAGGTCATATGACTATACAGATACAGTTATTCATAGCTAGTAGATACATAATTATCTGTACAGAGTAAGTCTTCTGTATCTGTATAGACATAAATGTCCTACATATTACTATATATAAATTTAAATACAGAGGTATGGTAGTTTAATGATGTGCCTTGATACTGTATGTAAGTCATAGATATATATACACCTAGTAATAAGTCCAATAGTGATATCAAGGTACATATTACTACCGTACATCTGCTATCCCCTTCACCCTCTGATTGTCCTACATGTCCCCTGTACCTGCGGAGGGGACACTCCGTCTCTTTCTTTTATCTATAAATTGATTGGAGATATAATGGAACTAGATGAAATTATGACTGTTGATACTGCAGTAGATACAGAGGGAGCTAAAGATACTGCGACTGAAACACAAGTAGATAGTAAAACATTTACTTGTAATGCGGATAATCATGAGGGTGATAGACAAGTGAAACTTGGCTTTAACTTTCGTGAGCAACGCTCTAAGAAAGAAGGGGATAGTTACAAGAACTATGAGTTCTGGTATAGAAACTTATGCAAGCCTTGTGGACAAAATCTACTTCTTGAGGCTCAAAAAGCCTAATTTATATATACAGTATGTCTGGTACTCAATGTGCCAGACTACTGTTTTTTTTATAAGTAGAACTATATAGACATTTGATGACGAGAAAGGAATACTATGGTAGGTGTAATTTGTGGCTATTGTGAACAAGATATTGAAAATACAAGTGACCGTTACTGGTATATAGGTAAAAAGAAATATCCTTTATACGTACATAACAGTTGTGGAGTTAAATTAGTATCACATGGCGAAAACATTTGGAAATATCACAGACTTGGTGTAACTAAGACTGAACATGCTGAATACGAAGAAAGTATTATTGAGGATGTATATTACGAACAAACTAAATTAAGTATCTAGTATACTTAAACTAACTATGAAAGGAATACTATGGATAATATCGTAGATATTAAGAATGCATTAGATGTGATTAAACCCATATTAAATGCAGCCGAAATAAATCAATTAAACAAAATGATTGAGAATGCAGTAACTGCATATCATGAAGGATTAGTTGATTCAAAGATAGCTAATGACCTAGATGTATTAAACATTACAGCGTCAAAGTTTATCTTTGATGATGCTGACTTTTAATTAAAAGAAACGCGTCTGTATCTGTCTCCCCTTGGCAGATACATTCGCTGCTTAAAAACTATATAAACAATTAATGACGAAAGGAAACTATGAAAATATCATTAGATAAATTAAATGATGAAGTACAAAAATTAGAAATGAGGTTTGTAGCTTTAACTACAATTGTATTTACAATGCAAGATGAAATTATAAAAGACAATCCAGAATTTCTAAAGACATCTTTAGCAAATATGTTAGGTAATGACATGATTCGTGATGGTTTTACTCAATATGTAAACAATGAACCAGGCGTAACAGATGATTATAAAACATTTATGATGGAGATTAATGAAATAGCAAACAAATATGAGGAGGAATAATGGCTATGACAAAAGAAGATTTATTTGCAGTATTTGATACATTGCAAAAAGATTGGTTACTTGTAGAAGAAAATGGTAACGAAATTACTATTCAATTTATTGCAGAAGAGGAGGAATAATGCCTAACTGGTGTAGAAATAATGTAGTAATTACAGGAGATAAAAATAGTATAGATGAACTTGTTGATGTCATTACAGTAGACGATGATATTGTAGCGTTAACTAATACAATGCCTACCCCAAAAGATTTTGACGGTATGCATAGCGGTGCAATTACTATTGATGATGTTAGATATAGTAATTGGTATGAAGATGCTGACGGTACTAGACGTCCAGTAATGGATATGCAACTTGATGACTTAAGAGAAAAATATAGTTGTACTAACTCTATTGATTGGCAGTATCTAAACTGGGGTACTAAATGGGGTGACTGTGAAACTATTATTGACAGAGTAAATGATAAAACACTCAATGTATGGTTTGAATCTGCATGGGGTGAACCATTTTTATTATTGCAACACATAGCAGAAACATACAAATTAGAAATAGTTAATATGTATCGTGATGAGTTTGAGTATGACTTACCCGAATCACACCGAACAGATTATCCAATAGAAAACTTTGGTATGGTAGAACAAGAACATGTAAGTTCATTTAAAAACATAATGAAAGAATTTAATAGATAATGGGTGGTTGGCTGCAATGTTATAACTGTGATAAATGGCATCACACACATAATGGTGGTGCTTATATTTCAGGTAACACTTACTGTGAAAATTGTGCTGGAGAGATAGAGGCTTTCTGGCTTATGAAGGAGGAAGAATGACGTACAAATATGTAGATAGTAATGCTAGAAGAAATGAAAATGTTTTATCTGTTGACTTTACATTCAATGGAGACGTTGATATGGATGAAGCTATTAAACAGATTGATGCAATGGTAAACGATATTGGTAATGATTACATTACGTTTACTTCGCATGAACCAAGAATATTTAGTATATCTAAATATTCAAGCATACTAGAATAAATACTCCGCTACTTACAATGAGAGTTTTCATAGTTCTCTCCGTTAGACCATATTGTAGGTAGCTTGTAGCACATTGACCGAAACACAAACTATGCGCAGGATAGTTATTGAATGGAAATTAGTTTGTGGTCGTTTCCTAAGGAAACAGTAAACGAACCTATTGGATAAGTTTCGGGGTGTGTTACAAGCTATCTATATGTACGTAGCTTACAGTTCAGATGCAATATATACGAAAGTATTGTTTGTTTCATGCCCAAATCTGGACTGTGAGGTGCTTACAAGCATCCGCGTCTGTCGTATCTCCGTGAACGACATTCGCGTTTATTAACTATGAAAGGATATCTATGAAAGAACATCTAATGCATTTAGGTGCGTCAAAACAGGAACAAAAGTTATACAACTATACAGCTGTATACAATCCTAATGACACAACTAATGATAAAAAGGCATTACGTATTGGAGAAAAACCAGTCACAATGGTATATCGTGTTGAAGTATGGTCAGATAATATTGCCAATGCTTTAAACAAAGGTATGGAAATTGTAAATCTGCAACGTGCAGAGGAAATGACTGATTACGTTACAACTCATCCTAGATTACGGAATGTAGATTCTGTTACGATAGATGAGCTACATAAAATACGTGATGAAGCAATAGATATTGGTTTGTTTACTGATTGGATGATTATGACTCCAACAAGTATTCAAATCAATCTAGCAGACGATGAAGAACTACTGCAATCCCAAGTTCTAGAAAATGCTATGCATAGCGTAGCTAACATTGGAGATGAAGTAGACGATTATCTAAAGGAGATAACAGATGATGCCTAACGGTATGCGTCCAGCTATTCCACCAGAACCAAACCAATACAGAAAAGGTAAACAACCTACGCTGTTAACGGATGATAAAGTTAGAGTACTTCTAGCTAATCCAAACGAATGGTTCATTATCGGTGAAAAAGATAAGTGGATTAGTGGCGTTAAAGCAAATATTGAGTCCATGACTCAAGCAAACATTTCACACTTACGTGACAAAGGTAAGTTTGAAATACAACAAAGAAAAAATAAAAATGATGTTATTGACATTTACTGTCGATACATCCCTATAAATAAGGAGATACTATGAGCAATGAAAATTGTTGGGAACTAATAGAAAAAGTACTAGGTAGAAGTCGTAGAGTTTTACTCTTCGGTCCTCCAGGTACAGGTAAAACATATAGTGCAGTTAAGCAAAATGCACCATACGATACAAATGGTGACGAAGTTGTTTACCAAATCACTATGACAGAAGATACAGCAGCAGCCAACTTAGAAGGTTTTTACAAACCAGCTAAAGATGGTGGATTTGAATGGCATGACGGTATTGCTATTCAAGCATGGCGTAACGGTGGTAGATTGGTTATCAATGAGATAGACCATGCATCACCAGATGCTATGACATTCCTACACGCTATTCTTGATGACCAAGATATAGCTATGTTGACATTGAATAACGATACAAAGGAGACAGTTAAACCAGCTGAAGGCTTTCAAGTCGTAGCTACAACTAACAGTCCACCAGAGTCATTACCTTTGGCTTTGAAAGACAGATTTCCTGTAAAAATATATGTTGACACAATACACCCTAAAGCCATGGAAAAATTTCCAGATGAGTGGCATGGTGTTATCAATGACACAACATTAGTAGAAGATGATGAGGAACGTATCTCAGTACGTGCATGGACAGAGTTCTTTGCACTACAAGAGAAAGGTTTCACACCTGAAATAGCAGCCAAGCTAATCTTTGCAGACAAAGCAGAAGAGCTTATAGATGCTGTTACATTAGCTCGTGCCTAACAGTAAAGCTTATCCGTATCCAGAGATTGTTACTGGTGAGAAATGGGAAGTAGTAGGTACTGTTAACAACAGTCCCGAAGGTTCTACAGATAATCTCAACAGACAAATGACAGTCCCACTCGACAGAGAGTGTGAGGAATGTGGTATCAACCATAGTCGTATGATACGTAGACATGAACTTGGTCATGCCAAGTGGAGTCCTAAAACTATGGGTAAGCTAAAACCTGGTGTACGTGCAGAGGCTGTTCATGTACTAGAAGAAGTTAGAATTAACCATCTTTTATACGAGAACAAGCTTGCATTATCTGAACCTTCACAGTGTTTAGATATGATACAACAGAAAGCTAACAAACTAGTTTATGAATCAGGTATTGCAGAAATAATACTTATGGGTCTAGCTAGTAGGTGGAGAGTACCAGACAATGATGCTAACCGTAGATATGCTAGTTACAAATACAATGATGAATGGGTTGTTATGTCATCAGCTATGAACATGATTCATAATGATGATACTGTTACTGAATATCGTAAAAACCAAATTCATTATGCACAAAAAGTTATTATGATGTACTATCAAAATATAACTAATCATGGCCATGGTCAAACTATTAGCTATCGTAAAGTACAAAAGTATGCAGAACCATTAAGTGCAATACTTGACATGTTCAGGGATGCACCTACACAAGATGAAATATACAAACCTAAACCAAAACCTAATACCGCACCTGGTATGAGTGAAAGTGAAGGTGAGTCAGAGGAATCTAATGAGCTAGGCGGTGGTTCTTTAGAACAACGTACTAGAAATGATTTGGCTGACATGTTGTATCAAAGTACTCAAGGTATAGGTAAATGGGGTGAAATGTTTATACATCAACCTCCATTAACTGTTAACCTGCAAGGTAGACTTAAAGGTGGTAGAGCATATAGACCAGCTGACTTTGGTTACAATCCTAAATACATTAACAGATACTGTGTAGATAAAAAGATATTCAAACAAAAGATGACACAACT